CATTTACGTTTGTATGGGGCAATTGCCACCGCCCTTCTACGCTTTGAACCACGCTTACAGCTCAATCGCATTCAAATTAAACCATCAATGGATGGTCAACACCTGATTGATGTTGATGGAGTTTTTATCGTCAACAACCAACGTAAGGCCGTCAGTATCACCACGCCTTTAGGAGCTGAACAATGAGTATTTTTCAGCGCATCGATTTATCACAACTGCCGCCGCCCACTGTCGTTGAGCAAAAGAGTTACGAGCAAATTCTGCTCGAGCTAAAAACCGATTTAATTAGCCGCGACCCACAGCTTGAGGCCGTGTTAAACCTTGAGTCTGAGCCACTGGTCAAACTGCTACAAGTCTATGCCTACCGTGAACTATTGACACGCCAACGCGAAAACCAAAAAGCAGTGAGCCTCATGTTGGCTTTTGCTAAAGGCTCAGACTTAGACCAGATTGGAGCAAATTATGGCGTACCACGTTTGCTTATTGATAGCGGCAATCCTACTGCTATTCCTCCTATTGCGCCAACGTATGAAAGTGATAACGATTTTAAACGCCGTATCCAACTGTCGTTTGAAGCCTTTACCACCGCAGGCAGCGAAGCCAGTTATATCTTTCATGGACTTAGTGCCGATGGCCAAGTGGCTGATATTACGCCATTGTCACCAAGCGCAGGTGTGGTGGAGATTTATGTCTTGGCGCGTACTGGCAATGGACTTGCAGATTCTGCTTTGCTTACGAAAGTTGAGAACGCACTAAACGCCAAAACGATTCGACCACTGACGGATAATGTGCAAGTGTTTAGTGTTGAGGTGGTGAACTTTGTTGTTGTTGCCGAATTGATTTTATTTAACGGACCCGATGAATCGCTAGTCTTAACCAACGCACAAACGGAACTAGATAGTTATTTACTTGCCAGTCGTAGCAATGGTATCGATATTACTATTTCGGGCTTACATCATGCTTTACATCAATCAGGTGTACAAAAAGTTAATTTAATCAGCCCTACCGCAGATGTTGTTATTCAGCCTCATCAAGTCGCACATTGCACCAGTCAAACAATAACGGTAGGAGGCATAAATGCCTAGCCTTCTACCACCCAATGCCACACCACTCGAACGTCATGTTGCTGCTTTAACTGAACGCTTAGATGTTATGCCTCCGCCGTTTGAGCAAATATGGAATGCCGAAACTTGCCCTGTCAGTTTGCTCCCTTGGTTGGCGTGGGCATTTTCGGTCGATGAATGGCATAGTGATTGGTCAGAAGCCCAAAAACGGAAAGTGATTAAAGACAGTATTTTTATTCATCAACATAAAGGCACGAGAGCTGCTGTTGAACGCGCTTTATCTAGCCTGCCGTTTAACACACAACTTGTTGAATGGTTTGAACAAAACCCACCCTCTAATCCCTACACCTTTCTTATTCAAAGTACACCCACAACAATCACCGCAGATGAGGCAGCTACGCTAATGCACCTCGTTAATGCTGCCAAAAACTTACGCAGTCACTATGTGCTAGAGACAGAAGTCGCTGTCAACGGCACTGTGTTTATGGGCGGTGTGGTGATGAGTGGTCAAGAAACTGAGATTTTTTATCAAGGCTATGCGCCTTAGGAGACTACCATGAGCAACACACCAAGTCGTACCCAACAACTCGCCCACATTGCCAGTATTGCAGCAAAATCGAAAACTGAAGATTCAGATGTATTATTTTTTAAAGGCGGTGTTTATAAAGGTGAGTGGAATCCGAATGCTACACCCAATACTTTTCCCAACAACACACAAGCCCATGATATTTTTTTAGTATCACACAATGGGTCATATTATGGCCGCGTTTTAGCTGTCGGTGAGTTGGTACGCTTTGTTAGTCAACATGACCCTATTCTTGTCTATTCCAAATACCTGCCTATTCCCTTCTTTTTATCCATGCTTGAGTCTGAGCCGCCTATCAATTCGGGTGGTGGCTTTGCCTATGGTGGGGAGTTGAATGCGATACCACAGCAAGTGGTACAAGTTGCCGAATTTACGGATTTAGATAGCTGTACGGTTGCTAATGGCCTATTTACGCCCACAGGGGTAGGCGTGGCGATGGCGCGAAACATTGCTCAAGCCGATTTAAACGATGCCAACATTCGCTTTACTTGGCCTGATACCACGGGCAGTTTTTTTATGGTGGGTTTTGGTACACCAACAGATGCGAGTATGCAGGACTTAGGAAATGCGACTATCCCCACTTCTTTTGTCGCAATTGGTAGTGGTGATAATGCGGGTATGGATGTTACTAAGTTTGGCCAGAACAGCCAAAATATGCAGGAAAATACAGGTGCGGTCGTAGGCGATAGTATTCTCTTGAACTTCGATTACGCTACCAATGAAGTCCGTGCATACAACGAGACCCAAGCACAACCAATGATGTCGGTTGATGTGTCGGCTTACTCCGAGTTTTCAAACCCATTGGTATTATTTATCTATGCGACTCGGTCAGTCAATTTTGATATTGCAGATACAGATAGCCCAGCCAAGCAAGTATTTCAAGAAGTCGCTATTCCCGAAAGTGCCGATGGCAAAACCTATCTGGTGACGGCTGCTACTGAAAACAGTGTTGTGGGTGGCAAGGTATTAAAAGCCAACGACTTTGTGACTTTCTTTAGTGTTGGCGATGTGACGAATTGTGTGGTGAATCGTTTAATGTCCGATGCCGATATTCAAACGATTGTTACCGCGATGCTTAATGAACCAAACATCTCGCCACTTGAGCTTGTCAATCCTGTCGCCGATGGTGTGACCACCGTCATGCTAGAAAATGCCAATGAAATTAACATTGTGGTCAATGGTGAGTATGACCCACCCCCTCAATTTAATTTTAACTTAGATGATACGTGCTTTACGCAAGGCCGTTTAGTGCGTATTCGCTTAAACGCAGCGATTGCCATACCGACATTTAACATCGCTTATTTCAACTACTACGGTGAATCGGTCGCTTTAGCAGATATTGCGGCTGAAACATCATGGGTATTTGTCTTTGAAAAGCGTGGTGCGTATGCCGAGCTAATTGCTAAGTATCAGGTTTAAGTCGAACATCTAAGGAATACAGTGATGAGCAATCTTGCCCAAAAGTTAAATCGTTTAGCCTTAGCGGTTAAGCGATTATTTACCGAACTATCGCATAAAGTTGATATTGTTGACTTTAATCCGTTATGGAAAGGTGTGCATAGCAGCGAGTTTGCACTTAATAATGAACATCCTACCGCTGCTGCAGGTAGTTATGCTTTGGTTGATGCTGGCGCAGGTGCAGATGCTATTTTTTATTGGTTTGATTTAGATGATGGGTGGATAACCAACGGAGATAGTGTGAGCTTGTCAAGTACAGATGCCTTAGTCGAAGGAACGACTAATCTCTATTTTACATCTGCACGGGCAATTAGTGCTGTTACAGCAACCATCAATGCTGCTGTCGCCGCCAGTAGTAATAATTTAGGTATACAATCCAATGCTGAACACATGATATTTTTTGATGATTTTCTAAATGTAGAAATTACAAAAACATATGCAACAACAGTATCTGGAGTTGATGAAATTCCTATCTCAACAGCATCGGCAGCGGCGTTAAACTGGATTGGTGGTATTCGGGTTTTCGATTCAACAAACGGAGGGTACTTTAGAGCAAACTGTCCAAATAAAACGTCAGGTTCGTTATTTAATTTTTTAGAACAAAACAACGCGATTGATTTTACAACAGAGATTTACATACCCGCCACAGCCGAAGCCCCCACAACTTCGGGCAATTATTTTGTCGGAATCGTTGCAAACCACCCATCAGATGTTGGTTTGACTGGCGCAATTGCGCTAGTCGTGTGGGATGTAAATAGCGCGAACTGGCGACTACGCTTAGCGAACGGAACTTTTATCGATACTGGAGTCATGGCATCAAAAGGCACGAAATTCAAAATTGAGGTCAGGCAGGCTAGCGACACAGTGCTAGTCAAAATTAATGGTACGACCGTTGTTGCTGCGACGGCGAACAGTATTAGCGAGTCCGCGGTGTTGCCTTGCTGCGGATTTACACATGCAGGTACAACAAGTGTGACTTATGAGATTTGGCAAGACTATCATGGGCTAAAATTGACGTTAAATTCTAGCCGTACAAATTTTGGATTCTCTTGACTAACTTACTTCATTACTTCACTTTGCTGCTTAAAACCTAAGTTGTAAATGCACTTTACAACTTGCTGGTGCGTGATTTTTTTATAGCCCTCTTCCACTATCCCATCACATAAACAATTTTGTGTGATGGGTTTTTATGAGCGATTATTACAGCATTCCAACCACCCTTGGTGCGGCTAAATTGGCAGCAGCTGCCAATAATAATCAAGCATTAACACTCAGCCACATGGCTTTTGGCGATGCTAATGGCGTGCCTTATTTACCCATTACCCGTGTCAATGCCACCGAATTAGTCAATGAACGCTATCGCATTGCTGTGCAATATGTTGTTCAAGATACCGCAAATCCCAATGTTTACATCATCAAAGCTCGTATCCCTGCCAACATTGGTGGCTTTGATGTCAGCGAGCTGGCTATTTTTGACACCACTGGCGACATGATTTATCTCGCCAATTACCCTCGCACCTTTAAACCACAAATCACCCAAGGTGCAGGCGGTGAGCTAACCATCAAAATCCATGTGATGACTTCACATACCGACGCCATCAGCATCATTTTAGACCCTCACGTTATTACCTTGACACAAGACGAAGGCGATAACCGTTACGCGCTTAAAACAGAATTAGATAGCGAAGCCCTCACCCGCGAAAACAATGATTTAGCGTTAGCTGTTGCTTTGGCTGCTGAAATTACAAATCGTGAAAATGCAGTTGCACAGGCAAATTTTGCCGTTTTTGATAATGAGACAACATATGCCACGACAGGTACAAATACCTTTATTGTGCCAGCAAATGTGAATCGTGTGATTGTTGAATTACAGGCAGCGGGCGGCGGCGGCGGACAAGGTGGAGGCAATGATGGAGGCGCAGAAATTGGTGGAGGCGGCGGTGCTGGTGCATCAGGACAATGGTTAAGTGTACTGATATTTAACCTAGTTGCAGGTGATGAAATAGTTATCAGCATTGGTGCAAAAGGTTTAGGTGGCCATAGCGGTTCAACACCTGCTACGGCAGGAGGAGACGCGTCTTTTAGCATCACAGGACGAGCGAATAGTCTCACTGTAGCTAAAGGTGGACGTGCAGGTGCTAAAGGTTTACCCGGCGATGATAACGGTTCTAATCCATCTTACAGAGGTCAAGGCGGTGCTTTGTGGGGGTCATCATCAGTAAAAATGCGATTTTGCACCCGTGTTGCTGATATTTACGAAGAATCAGGTGAAGGTGGACTGCAATTAATCAATGGTGGCAAAGGTGGTGATTCTTTGTTTGCAGAAGGCGGTGCTGCAGGTGCTGGCCATCCTACAGTCGGAGCAGGCGGCAATGGGACTCTTGGCTCAGGAGGCGGTGGTGGTGGAGGCGGTACAGGGACAGGTGGTGGTGCGGGCGGCGATGGAGGCGATGGCTTTGCTAATGTGTACTGGT